ATTCGATATTAGAATTAAATGAGTGGTTTTATCATCCAGGATTTGTTACCTTTATTAATAATTACGGTAGGTTAAACGTGTTTAAGTTTTTAGAACAAAAGAAAATAACACATAAAATACACGTAATATCTTACAATAACGGTGGGTATTACAATTGGCATCAAGATTCAGAATTTTATACATTTAATTTAATTTTAAACGAAGGCGATGAACTTTTTGGTGGTGACATGTTATTTATGGATGAAGGTAGAACTATAAAAATACCAAATCAAAATAATATAATGGTTGTTTTTCCAACATATATTCATCATGCTATAACGCCCATTAAGTCAAAAAGTGGCAAGGATGTGCCATTTCCTCAACAAAGATTTAGCATTCAATATTGGACTCACCTGACTGGCTCTAATTATTGATTTTTTCTGATATTTCGATAATACTGTACTAATCATGCAATTAGTAGAACTTAAATTTAAGCCTGGCGTAGATAAGCAGGACACTGCATATTCTGCAGGAGATCAAAGAAAATATGTTGATTCTGATTTTGTAAGGTTTCACTATGGAAAACCTGAAAGATGGGGTGGATGGTCTAATTTACCAAATCCCAACGTTACAGTGGTGGGTGTTGTTAGAGATACACATTCTTGGATCGGTTTAGATGGCACGAGATATTTGGCTTTAGGAACAGATAGAAAACTCTATATTTTTTCTGAGGGTAAAGTTTATGACATAACACCACTTAGGGAAACACAGGCTTTAACTAATCCGTTTGCAACATCAAGTGGTTCTGCCACTGTGACTGTAACAGACGCTGGTCACAATGCTGAAGTGGGTGCTTTTGTAACATTTGATAACGGATCTTCCACTAACGTTGTTGATGGTATAGATTTTAATGCTGAATTTGAGATCCTTACAGTGCCGTCAGGAAATACTTTTACAATAAATGCGGGCACTAATGCTTCGGGTACTACAGCTGCTGGTGGAGGGTCAGTTACTGCCACATATCAAATAAATCCAGGACCAACATCTTCGACATACGGCTATGGATGGGGCACAGAGACTTGGGGAGCAAGCACTTGGGACGAACCAAGATCCTCTTCAAATGTTGTAGTCGCTGGTAGGAATTGGTCATTAGATAATTTTGGAGAAGATTTGATTGCTACTGTTTTAGATGGTGGAACTTTTATTTGGGATACCTCAACTAGTTTTGGCACGAGAGCAACAGCATTATCAAACGCGCCAACAGCTTCAAGATTTAGTTTAGTTTCTACAGACACAAGACATCTTCTAATATTTGGAACAGAGACAACAATAGGCAATTCAGCCACACAGGATGATTTGCTGTTCAGATTTTCAGATAGAGAGGATGCAACGGATTATACACCTGTTGCCACAAATGAGGCAGGATCTTTAAGAATAACAGACGGCTCTAGAATAGTAGGTGCTATAAAATCAACTGGTCAAATACTAGTTTGGACAGACACATCATTACATGGAATTCAGTTTGTTGG